TCTTGTACTGTTTCATCCTCAAGAATCAATTTACCACCATGTTTTACACGTATATCACCAAATATTGTAAGTTCGCGTCCACTCGAGTTCGATATGTCCGCTTCTGTATGTGTCGGAATACCAATCGTAATATCACCATCATAAAATATACCAGCACCTTGTCCCTGAGAAGCTACTAAATTAAAACTTGTATCAGACTGTGAATTTGAAATGTCAGTATAGAAATCGCTATCATTATTACCAAATGATACTATAGTATCACCATATTCATCTAATGTTGTGACAATTAGTTCACCTGATGAATTTATAGTAAATAATTTATTTCCAATAATAATATCATTTCTTATTTGATTTCTGCCTAACATATATACTTGTGAACTTTCACTTGTCTCAAAAATACCCGTTTGATTTTTATAACTTATAGATATATTAACACCATTATCAGTGTATGATGTAAGTGTTGTAATAAGATTACCTAAATTATCATAAAAATCTTCGGTTAAATCTACATTAATTCCGGACGAATCTTGATATCCTACAAAAGAATCAACATAAAATTTATTTACATTTTGTGCATTTAATCCTGTTTTTTGAAAGTTAGGAGCAGTAACAACTCCAGTACATGTTATATTTGTAACGGTTAGTACACCATTAATATTGCATTTTGCAGAATCACCTATAATACTCAAAGTGGAATTATTCATAGATACGTCATTATTTATTGTAATCAATTCATTAAACACTGATTCTGTGTTTACTATCATATCATCATTTACTGTTAATTTTTTCAATGTTGTTTCACCACTTACATCTAATTCTCCAATGATTTCAACATTACTTATAAAGCTTGCATCCAAATTAAAATCAGATCGTCCAGATACATCTAAATTATCCTCAATAAAAACATTCATACCAAAACTTGCATCTGAAATAAAGTTTGATGTTGTACTAACAGTAAGTTTATCTATAGTAGTATCATTATCTAAATGTATAGTTGAACCATTTGCATATAAATTATTAAGTGATGTATCATTAAAAACAAATAAATCCTTTTCAATTGTTGCATTATTTGATATATCAATATCATTTGTTACAATTGAATTTTTACAAGTAGCAGTTTCATCAACAAAAATAGATGAATTTACAAAAGATGCATCTGAATTAAAGGTTGATTCGCCGGAAACATTTAATTTATCATCTATTTTTGCCGAACCTTCTATAGTTAATAACAAATCATCGGATTCGTTATATTTTTTAATGACAGATTGACCATGAACTTCTAAAAAAAAATCATCAGGATCATTTGTACTACCAACCATTAATTTAGATTCAATCTTAACTTGATGGAATTCTGCTACAGTTGTGAAATAACTAGAAAGTTCTTCAATTCTATCTAAACTATCTGCAAACTCAGTAACATTATAATATTGAATCTCATATGGAGAGAGAAAATTTGTTGCAACGTTATTGCTACTCATTTATTATATAAAAAACATATTTAAATTTATAACTGTTATATCTTATAGTTGTCGATATGACTGAAGAAGAAGTTTTGTATAATCCATACAATGAAAAAAATAAGGAAATAACGGATAATGTGATAAAAAGTATTTTATCAAATTATAACGTTTCATATCGTGTGCGTAATATTGAATTATTTAAACGTTCATTTGTTCACAAATCATATACAATTCCAGTTTTAAATGAAAATGTTCGTCTTGCAAAAAGGCCACCAGATTGTATAGAACTAAAAACAACATCAAACGAACGTCTTGAATTTCTTGGCGATGGTGTTTTAGAAATGATTACAAAGTATTATCTTTATAAACGATTTCCGGATGCAGAAGAGGGGTTTATGACAGAAAAAAAGATTGCACTAGTAAAAAATGATCACATTGGCAAGTTAGCATATAACATGGGTTTACATAAGTGGCTTATTATGTCAAGAAATGCAGAAGAAAAAAAGATTCGAACGAATTATAAAAAGTTAGGATGTCTTTTCGAAGCATTTTTAGGTGCACTTTATTTAGATGCAAATTCAACTAATTGTAATGTAAAGGGAGGAAATCAGTTTGTAAGTGGTATTGGGTTTCAAATATGTCAATTGTTTATTGAAAATATTTTTGAAAAATTAGTAGATTGGAATGAGCTTCTTGAAAATGATGATAATTATAAAAATAGATTTCAAGTTGTTATTCAAAAAGAATTCAAACGAACCCCGGAATACATTATTATGAATGTTGATGATACAATGAAATATACAATGGGAGTTTATCTTTGTTTAGATGGAAATATTAATAATAAACATCATAGTGATGCAGTTCCTTTTAGTGAAATCCAATCTTTTTCAAGAATTCATGAAGAAAATATTCCATTTATTTACTTTACATGTGGAGAACATAAAATAAAGAAAAAAGCAGAACAATTTGCTTGTGAAAAAGCAATTAAATTAATAGAACAGTATACAAATTAAAGTATTTTCTTTCATATATGTAAATGGATCAAGATGAAATTCTAAGTTTATTACAACAACGGAAAACACCGTCTTCAATTGATGTTGGTCCAAAGATAAATATTCCTTCATTATATTATAATTTTGATAGTTTAATTAATTCTAATCAAAATGCAAGTCATTCTTTTCTTATGCAATTAATGGATATGAAAAATTTAATCGGATTGACTCTTCCAAATATTTCGGATAACATGCAAGAAGAAAAAAGTGATTTTGATGATAGAGAAAATTTAAATAATGACGATGATGCAGGAGAAGAAAAAAATGATTTTTCTGAAAGATCAAGAGTTATTGGTCCAGCAGAAAGGTTAAATACTGAACAGGTTAAGTTGGAAATGGTTTCAGACGATCAAATGAGCGTTATTATTAGGGATCAAGAAGAATTGAGAGATAAATCACTTAATCGTGAAGAATCAACACGTAAAACTAAAGAACCAGTTGAACGTAAAAAAACGGTAAAAAGGGGATATTTTGAAGGTATTGATGAAGATACTTCATTATTAGAAAAATATAGTCATTATTTTGAAGGGCGTACTAAATTAAATGTTCATTCTGAATATACATTGAACAATAGGTACATATTTTTAAATGAAATACGCGCACTTTTTTCAAAGTTAAATTTTAAAATGGAAACCGGTAAAACTTGTGATGATAAGGGAAGTGATGATGGATTTATTCCATTGTCTCACCAGCTTTTAGTACAGAGATATTTAAATACTTATTCTCCTTATCGTGGATTATTATTATTTCATGGTCTTGGTTCAGGTAAAACATGTAGTTCAATTGGAATAATTGAAGGAATGAAGCATGACAAAAAGGTATTTATTATGACACCTGCTTCACTTCAAAAAAATTATAAAACACAAATGAAATTTTGTGGTGATCAAATATTCAGAGATAAAAACTTTTGGGTACGTTATACTGTTCCTCGTTCCAATGACAATACAAAAGAAGGTAAAAGTACGATTCTAACATTAATGAAAATAACGGGATTAACAAAAAGGCAATTATATCGTTTGAAAAATATATATCTTGTAGATGAAACCAGAGATGAACCGAATTACTCTACTTTTAGTAAAACAGAACAGCTTGAAATATCCCGTCAGATTGAATTTATGATAAGTACGAAATATAATTATATTAGCTACAATGGTATAACTGAAAAGATGTGGAAAACTAAATATAAAACAAGTGAGACAACAAATCCATTTACAAATAGTATTGTTGTTATTGATGAAGCCCATAACTTCGTTTCGAGAATTATCAATAAATTAAATATTAAGAAAACATCTGTATCGACTATGATATATGAATCTCTTATGAGTGCTGAAAATTGTAAAATTGTTATGCTGAGTGGTACTCCAATGATAAATTATCCATGTGAGATGGGAGTTATGTTTAATATTATTGGTGGTTATAATTTTTGTATTACATTACAAATACGAAGTGATGAAAGAGAATCAAGTAAAAATGCTGATAAAATGAGCAAAACATATATACGATCTCTATTTGATTCGGATTATAATGTTGATTATATTGAATTTGATTCGTCAAAGAAAAATGTTATAAAGGTTGTTAGAAACCCATATAATTTTGTAAATAAAGGAAATCATGTTGTATTTGATAATAGTCGAGGAAATATATCATTACGTCGATTTCAACATAACGTAGAAGAAGTATTTTTAAAAGATGGTTATAAAATTATAAATAGTAAAATAGAGAAATTTGAAAAATTTCCACAAACAGAGGAGAAATTTAATGAATATTTCATAGGAGAAGGTGATGAATTTGTTAATAAAATACGTTTTCAAAATAAAATTTCAGGAATGGTTTCTTATCTTGGAGATCGTAAAGAGATGATGCCTGATATTGTAGTACCAGATAATTATGATGAAACGGGGGAAGACATTTTTATTGAACGTATACCTATGAACGATTATGTATTATCAAAATACAATGAAATTAGACTTGTCGAGAGAAAAAAAGAAGATCAATTGGCAAGAAGGTCGAAAAAGAATAATGTAGATAGTACAACATCAACTTACCGTGTATTTTCAAGATCTGCATGTAATTTTGTTTTTCCAGAAAATATTCAAAAACCACAACTACGGGGAAAAAATGACGTTGATGTTGTGGATGAAGATGAGCTTGATGGTCTTACAGATGAAGAACGAATAAACCATATTGATGGCAAGTATGACGAATCTGATATGCATTCGGTAGAAGAAAAAAATGAAGTCAATGAATATCGACAAGAAATTGAAAAGGCCCTTGAAAAGCTTTCTGAAAATAGAGACAAGGTATTTAATAGTGATATACAGTTTTTAGTTAATAAGAACATGATCAATAAAAATAATCAACCAACAAATTATGATATTTTGAATTCATTATCTAAATACAGTCCAAAATTCTATTCAATTTTAAAGAATTTAATTACCGAGAATAACAATGTTTGTAATTTGTTGTATAGTACTTTTAGAACAATGGAAGGGATTGGTATATTCAAAATGATATTAGAATATTATGGTTATACTGAATTACGAGTAGTAAAAGACAGTAATCAAGATTTTAGATTGAGTACAGAAAACCCTTATTACAAAGATGATGATTTTATTGGAAAACGCAGGTATTTCTCTCTTTACACTGGTACAGAAAGTATTGAGGAAAAGGAAATAATTAGAAATATATATAACAATAATTTTGATAATGTACCAACGATTATTAAACAGGAACTTGAAAGGATATTTGGAAATGAAATTACAAATCTTCATGGAGAAATTATTAATTTGTTGATGATATCTGCGTCAGGAGCAGAGGGTATTGATTTAAAAAATGTAAGAAATGTTCATATTGTCGAGCCATATTGGCACCCAGTACGTATTGAACAAGTAATTGGACGCGCTCGTCGTATTTGTAGCCATAGTTCCTTACCTAAGGAAGAACAGGATGTAAAGGTATATATGTACTTAATGATACATAATAAAGAATTATTACGAGAAAAGAGAGAAGAATATATACAATTATTGTCATTTGATAAAGATAGAAAAACCGGTAAATTGGCAACAACTGATGAATCATTATTTAATATTATGAAACGAAAAAAAAGACTATCAGATGAAATACTTGGCGCATTAAAAGAATCGGCAATTGATTGTCTCATAAATTATGAAAATAAAGATAAATGTATGCATGTAAAATTTAGTTCTCAGGTAATTAGTAAAATTAAATACACAGATGAAGGTCGTCGTACAAATGAACAAGATTCGCAAAATAATTCTACCGAAGAAATACCTTTATATGTAAAAACTCTCATATTACGCAATAAAAAGGACGGAAAAGAATATGGACAACGACAATTTGCGGTTGATGAAGAAACTGGTATTGCGTATGATATACCAAAACATAATGGTCCCAAAATTAGAATGGGGTATATGGTGCAAGAAGGAGATAAGTTTTACTTTTCATCAACCCCTGAATTATATTAAATATGAAACAATTTAAAATATTGTTATCATATATAGTAACAACCCTTATAATGTTTTCGTTATTTCAATCAAAACATCATAACGATGACGATGAGCTTATGAAGCATGATAAATCGACCCCATTTCTTTCTGTTGCTGGAAATCATTATAGAGCAAAGGTAGTATATATTTATGATGGCGATACGATGCACGTCGTATTTAAAGAATTCGGAAAATATTTTAGATGGAACTGTCGAATTATGAATGTAGACACTCCAGAACTACGAACCAAAAATGAAAAAGAGAAGGAACTTGGTTACAAAGTAAGAGACATTCTTCGTGAAAAGTTTCAAGATAAAATCGTTATAGTAGAAACATATGATTTTGATAAATATGGTCGACTTTTGATTGATGTCTTGTTTAAGGATGATAGTGGTAGACTAATTAAGCTAAGTGATTGGTTGATTAATAATAAATATGCATATCAATATGGAGGAGGGACAAAATCTGACATGTATAAAAATATGAAGTAGTATTAAGGTACATATATGAATATTAAATCTTTGTGGATAATATTAATATTTAATCTTATAATAAATATGTTTACGAGTATAGGTAAAAAGGTAATCTATATCACACCAGGTGGTTTGCAGGGTTTTTATTGTATAGGAGTATCAAAATATGTTAGAGATCATTTTAATTATAAGTCTTATAAATTATATGGTTCAAGTGCTGGTTCTTGGAATGCATTATTTTTGTCATTAAAGCCGGATAAAGATAGTGATTATTTTATAGAAAATATAGCATCATTAGTAACAGAAAATAATATTAAAAACCTACACCAACTTCAATTAAAATTAAAAGAAAAAATATTAAAATCATATACCACAGATGATTTTGACCTTGAAAAACTTAATATATGTACATCTTCATTTACAAAAAAAGGTATACGTCAGCAAATATTTAATAGTTTTTATAGTTTAGAAGATGCAATTGATTGTTGTATTGTAAGTTCTCATATTCCTTTAATATCAGATCGACGTTTATGGTTAAATTATAAAAATATCACATGTTTTGATGGCGGGTTATTTACAAAAATTTATGAAAATAATATTCAAATTATCCCAAATATAATTATATCACCACTAATGTGGAAAAATAAAAATATCAACAAATATGATAACATAAAAAGACTTAATATTAAAAAAATGATAAATTTAGGATATTCTGATGCAATGAAATATAAATTTCTGAAATAATATATTTATTATATTCTGAATACAAAGTACAATAAATATATAAATACAATGTTACAATGTTAATAATAGAAATAATATGATGCTTTCTATTATTGAGAAACAAATAAAACGAGTTACATGTAATAAGTATGTAAATCCAAATCTTTTAAACATTTTATCTCGTCCAACTAATGAGATAAAGATGAATTTTCCGGTAAAAATAAATGATAAAATAGAAATATTTTCTGGATATCGGGTTCAGCATAATAATTACCTTGGTCCATTTAAAGGTGGTATACGTTACCACCCTTCTGTATCATTAGATGAAGTAAATGCATTGAGTCAATGGATGACATATAAATGTGCTATTCAAGATATACCTTTCGGGGGTGCAAAAGGTGGTATTTCTATAGATGTAAATAACTATGATGATAAACAGATTGAAAAAATTACAAGGGGGTTTACAAAAGCACTTTATCCATATATAGGATCAAATAAGGATATTCCCGCACCAGATGTAAACACAAATTCAAAAATAATGGATTGGATGACTGATGAATATAATAATATTAGTGGTAATTTTAATCAAACATCTAATATGAAAAGTGTATTTACAGGAAAGTCTGTAGGATTGGGAGGAAGTCATGTTAGAGAAGAGGCAACCGGTAGGGGAGTAGCTTTAATGATTCGTGAATGGGCACTGAAGAAAAATTATGATCTTAAAGGAAAAAATTATATTATACAAGGGTTCGGAAATGTTGGGTATTATACATGTGAACTATTAAACTCATATGGAATGAATTTGATAGCTGTCGGAGATCATTCTGGATATTTATCATCGAATGAAGGTTTTAATATTTTTAATTTGCGCGAATATGTTCGGAATAATAAGGGCATAAATGGATACCCGTACGGAGATGAGATATCAAAGGAAGATTTTTTTAAAACTAAATGTAATATTTTAATTCCAAGTGCTTTAGAATATCAAATAAATAAAGAAAATTCTAAAGATATACAATGCGATTTAGTAGTGGAAGCTGCAAATGGACCGATTGATCATGAAGGTGAAACTATATTAGAGGAAAAACAAATTCCTATTATTCCAGATATATTAGCCAATTCAGGGGGTGTATTAGTTTCTTATTATGAATGGTTGCAAAATAAACGCGATGAATATTGGACAGAAAAAGAAATTCGTGATCGTTTTGATGAAAAAATTGAACATACCTTTACAACATATAATGCAGGAATTTGCGAAGGTATGAATATGGCCGCAAAAAAAGCAAAAAATGATTTTATTTTATATG